CGATTCCTGTGTCAGCGCGATAGTCGTCCATTCCGACGCTGTGGTGGATTCCTGTTTTTAACATGTGCTCTCCATAAAAAAACGCCAGCCCCCGATAGCCTCGGTGTCCCGATTGGGCTGGCGCTCGCCGCTGATTTCAGCGAACGAATTGAATGAGTTGACTACAGCTAGAGCAGCGCAGTCGACGGCCAGTCCAGCGATAAAATCGATGTTTCAGTCGGCAGAACATCAGAAACCTTCGTCGTAAAGGGCAATCCAGATTTTGCCGTCTTTGAGATCGCCAATCAAAGTTTCAAAGTCGCGATCGTCATCGCAGTCTTCACACCATTCAGGTTCGTCGAGGTTGGGCTCGCCCGGCGCGCTCACGACGTTTTCTCCAAAAGCTTGGCAGCAACCTTCGCCTCTAAACTTTTGAATGCCCGCAAATTCTCCGACGCTGTGAGAAGCGTTGCAGCGAATTGCTCCATCTCGTCGGGATTGCCAAAGAAAAAGCTGATAGCGAATTGACCACATATGAATTCGACTTCTGCGGACGCGTAAGGTTGTTGGCTATGGCGAGTTTCAATTGCAGGCGCACCATAGTTTGCATAAACGATTGTGTGATTTGTTGGCAAAGACATTGACGTTCCATTCTTCAAAGGGTCGCTTCATTGCGACGAGAAAATGTTGAACACTGTATGACTCATGGCATAGCCATTTGCAATGGGTTCCACGAAAAACGATTAGGTTTTATGAAAAAGGGTTTTGTTTAGACCTTGCTAAATGATGCCGGTGGGAATAGCCTTGCCTCATGAAATTAGACAAACTGATTCTTAGTACCGCTTGGACTGAGGCGAGTCTTGCCGAGGCGGTCGGGGTGGTTCAGTCGACCATCAACAATCTACGCAGGAACAAACGCACTGCGAGTCCGCAGCTCTCGCTTGGAATCGAGAGGGCGACTGGTGGCTTGGTGAGACGAAGCGATCTTCCGATCACCCCTGCGACTCGCAAGCTTTTGGCGCAATTACCATAAACAGAAAGCGCCCATTGGGGACTAGCCAATGGGCGCAAAGGAGAAAACATGAGAGCTACAGTGGAATTCATTACGCCCTTAATTGCATCGACGATGCTCAAGGATAACGGCCACAACCGCAAGCTGTCAGACGTTGCTAGGGACAAGTACGCTGAAGCGATGACCCGTGGCGCTTGGATACAAAACGGTGCGCCAATTATTTTGAGCGGAGACACGCTTTTAGACGGACAGCACAGGCTTTCCGCGGTGCAAAAAACCGGAATCGGTCGAGAATTTGTGGTAGTTCGTGATTTGCACAGTTCAGCATTCACATCGATAGACACGGGCAGACGTCGCAATCTGAGGGATATTCTTACTATCGAAAAAAAAGCGCACCCAAAGGTTCTTGCGCTTGCAATCACTCACCATGCGACTTTCACAGCGACAGGTAATTTTCAAAAAAGCAGAGTGCAGAAGAATATGACTTACGCAGAGCATTTGGCATACGAAGGTTTGCACCCGCAGATAGCGAAGTCCGTGGAATTTGTGTGTTCGTTCGTGACCCGGAAGGCGCTGATGGACCCCGGCCCGACATCGTGTCTACACGCATTGTTCTGTGATCGCGACCCATTGTTGGCAGAAACATTTATCCGAAAATTTATGACTGGGGAAAATATCAGTGAACATGACCCTGTTCGTCTGCTGCGGGATAAGCTGATTGAGGCGAAAATGTCAATGTATCAGAGGATGGCTCCAGACGAAAAAAGTGTGTCGATGATTTTGGCATGGAACGCGACCAGAGCAGGCGTCCCCGTTAGTCGTTTTGTCACTAAAGCGCGAAACAAGAAGGGAACCCGGAAGGTGTCAATAAAATGACCCGCAGGAAAGACTCCGGTGGATGGTTCAAGGTCTACTCCTCAATCCTTGATGATCCTGCTATTGCCGAGATCGGGAACCAGGGGCTGGGCGTGTACGTCCGAATCCTCGCGATGCTGAACCGGGTTCGATCGGGAGACGGGAAGTTGACTCTTTCGGACTGCGGCTTGTGTGCGCTATCTGGGAGAAGACGGATAGATGTCTCAGAGAAGAGGGTGAGACTTCTCGAGGAAGTCGGCTTGGTTTCTCTCGATAGACGTGGGAAAGTCTGGGAGATAACGGTCAGTAAGTGGCCGATCTATAACGGTATAGGGTCCAACAACCACACCCCTAAAAGTACACACCAAGACCAAGACCAAGACCAAGACCAAAACCAACACTTAATCTCCCCTACCAAATCACCCCTTGGAACGCCTGACGGCGCACCAATTGAGGGGGGAAAACTTGAGTTGGTTTCGTTGTCAGATGAGCCGCCGGGTGGGTTCGACATCCTGCACGAAGAACCCGACCGTCCCGACCGTCCCGACATCGAAGCCGAGGTCTTTGCCGAGGTGCGCCGACTCGCCGGCACATTCCACCACGACCGAAAGTCTCGAGCGTGGAGGCTCACGAAGCAGCGGCGAGCCAGGATGCGCGCCATCGCCAAAGAGTTTGGACCCACCGCACCCGTCGATTCGTTTCAGGGATTTGTCTCGTATCACTTGCTCGGCAATCGTTGGCCTGAGCAACGAGCCAACTTGAACCCGGAGACAGTTTGGCGTCCGTCGAACGTCGCCAAGTATCTCGAGCAGTTCTCAGACGGCGAAGCGCCGGCTGATGTTCAAGCATCGCAGCGGCCACAGAACCACGGCGAGCGGATCTCTGAGTTCAATCGAGAATCGGCTCGCGAGGCATTCCGCCAGATGACCGGCGGCGATATGGATGATCTGGATTCGTTGATTGCGATACCAGGGGGGAAACATGACCGAAGGTGAACTTGGTATCAGACTCGCCGCCTGGACGTGGGCGGCGGAAACACTCGGACAACCTGCGCCACCTGAGAGAATGCGGGGATTGGTCGAGGTGACCATGCTGGTCAGGGCGGACAAGCTCAAACAGGCTCTTCAAATGGCCCTAGAAGCGGATGTAACGGGCTTTCTTCCGTCTCCGGGCGCAGTGATAGTGCAGGCGAAAAAAATCTCTCAGCGCGAATACGCGGAGCGGAATCAAAAGAGAATTGATGGGCGAATGGATCAAGCGAAACTGGAGGCGAACGCCTCGCCAGCAAGCTCGGAACACATCCAAGCATTACGAGACAAGATTAAAGGACTCGCCAAATCGCGGGGGCTGCGAGGCGAAGTTGTCGAGACAGTCTACGGCTGGAGGCCCAGCAACGTCTTGAGCGACGAGAACAGCGCCACAGCACGCAACAGCGAAGGAACGAGACGATGATTAAACCCAAAGCACCCGTGGGTGGTGGTTGGTTAAATGAAGCAGACGGCCCGAAAAAATGGGTGCTTGAGTGGGCGAGCGTCGTGCATGAGCAGCGTCTCAGCCAATCTCTCACGCTAGATGACGTTGCTCAGATGTCTGGCGTTACAAGGGATCAGGTGTCTCGTTACGAATCTGGTAAGAGAGTGCCACGGCTGGACAGGGCAATGGCGATCTCCGATGCGCTGGGGATAGGGATCGAGTGGTGAATGAATCGACATTCTGGAACAGCGATAAAAGTTGACCCTGAACCGATACGCGAAGAACCGCGACACGAATGAGCGCGAGATCGTCGACGGTCTGCGAGCCATTGGTGCTCGAGTCGTTCAGATAGATCGACCCGTTGACCTCCTGGTCGGGTATCGCAGAAGAACATTCCTGCTTGAAGTGAAGAGTGGCAGGGGACGCTTGACTCCGCTGCAGGTGGAGTTTTTTGAAGCATGGTCGGGGGGCACCGCTGTCGTCGTCCGCTCTTTGCAGGAGGCGATTGATGTCGTTACTGGATGACGAAGTCCCGACAGTCGTCAGGGATTGCAAGTGCGTCGATTGCACAAGAAGGTGGTCCTATACGGTGGCAGTGGATAGTGCTGCGGCTAGGCGTAAGTATTCTCGCTGTTGGGATTGCGCTGCTGAGATACATAACGCCTATCAAGAGTACATTGGGAAACACAGGGGGTTTCCACATTGACGATTCGGGACAAGGAATCGTTTCGGGACGGTTTCAGGGCAGGGTGCGAGCTTGTCATTGATCTTCACGCGCAAGGGGAGGACGAACCTGAGATTATCAGGGTGGTGGAGTTCATCCGCGATTATCAATACGATTCCAAACAAGAAAAAGATGAGCTGTTGCGCCGCATCACGTTGCTGGACGAGCAGGTCAAAGAAATAAGACGTCAGGAAAAAGCAGGCGTAGGGGTCGGAATTATTGCTGAAAGCGTCGGCTGTGCAATCGGCACCGTTAGGGACGTCATCAAAGGCAGGTCTTACCGCCGAGTCAGGTAACACAATGGATGAACCAGAACGAATTGAAGTGAATGAGATAGTAAGGCGGGAGCTGGGAATGTTTCGGTTGTGCGTTTGCCACCCTCCAGCTTTGGGGCATGTTTTTGGTTCGTTGGATGAATTTTCTATGCAATGCAAGTGTGGAGTTAGCTACGAAGAGCAACAAGAATGTCCTGCGGTTTGTGAGATTGCATTGCGTAGTGTCGCTGTGAAAGACCTACGGGCTGTGTTTCGTGAAGTAGAGGGGGATAGAAGATCAAAGAGTCGAATGAGGTGGAGGAAGAGGGAATGTTTGAACTTGGACGCGAGAAAACTGGCGGACGCTCAAAGGGAGTTCAGAACGTCGTTACTCGAGAAGTAAAAGAGGCGTTGCTTGAGGCTCTCGAGCGCGTCAATCCTGAAGATTATTTCGAGACTTTGGCCCATTCGCATCCCGAATTGTTTGTGCGCCTGGTGAGCAAGCTGATCCCGCAGGAGCAGATTGTTGAGGTGCGCAGCGAGAACATCGTCAGGTACATGGATTACACAGGAGGGTCTTTTGCAAAAGAAAAAGAAGAAGAATAATGCGAACGCTGGGGTCACAGAAGAGATGCTCGACGGCGAAGACGAACAGATCGTCAAAATCCTTGGGCACTTGATCCGAGGGGAAACGCTGCCGCGCGATTTACGTTGCTACTTCCGACAGCCGTTTATGCTCTTTGCGTTTAAGCTGAAGAATGAGATGCGGCTCAACTCGCAGGGGCTCGACCAGGCGGAAGTGGTGGCACGTCAGTGGGTCACTGCGGAGCGCGCAGCGCAGGCGTGAGTATTCGCGAGCTGATTGTCTCGGTGGGCGACCCTAGAAACCCTGTGCTGAATCGTTACATGGCGTCGAACGCGCGGGTGTCGATCATCCGAGGCCCGCTTGGATCTGGCAAGACGGTGGGCACGATCACCGGGCCTTTGCTGCGTCACATGATCGAGCAGGAACCAAACTCGGAAGGGGTCAGGCCGACCAAGGGTCTGGCGATTCGTAATACCTACGCCGACCTAATGCAGACGACGCTCGCAGACTTCCAGCACGTTTTTGGCGACATCGCAAAGGTGAAGCGCGGCGGGCTCGAGCCGCCGACTGCGCACGTTGCATTTGGGTTGCCCGATGGCACTCGAGTCCAGAGCGAACTGGTCTTTTTGGCGCTGGATCGCGAAGACAGCGTGCGAAAGCTGCGCGGCTACAACATCTCATTCGTGTGGATGAACGAAACGAAAGAGCTGCAGAAAGCCGTCTTTGACATGGCTGACCTCCGGCACGGTCGGTTCCCTTCGATTGCCAGCCAGGGCGTTAATTGTACGTGGCACGGGATCATGGGAGACTCTAATTCCTGGGACGAAGACCATTGGCTGTGGCCGCTCGCCACAAACCCACCAGAGGATTGGCAGTTCTTTCATCAGCCTGGTGGCCTCGAGCGCGACGGACTGCAGAATGATGGCAGCGTGAAATGGAAGGCAAACCCAAACGCTGAGAACTTCCCGAATCTGCCGCAGCGCTACTACGAGCGAGGCATGGCAGGCAAGGACGAAAGCTGGATCGCCGTCAACCTCGGCAACGAGTATGGGTTCACGATCGATGGCGAGCCTGTTTGGCGTGAGTTCATTGACAGCAAGCATGTGCCGGAGGAGCCCATTGCGTACGACCGCGAGCTGCCGCTGCTACTAGGTGTCGACTTCGGCAGGACGCCGGCCTGCGCCATTCTGCAATACCAGCCTGCTGTGGGTAGGTACTCAGTCATCGATGAGTTCGTATCTGAAGGCATGAGTGCCTCAGTGTTCGCGCCGGAGCTGAGATTGTATCTGGGGCGAGAGTACCCGCAGGCTACGTTTCGGGGCTGGGGTGACCCGGCAGGCGACCGAGCAGGCCAGACGGTTGAGACGACACCCATACAAGTAATGAATGCCGCCGGTATTCCGATCCAGCCGGCCCCGACGAACGAGATGCTTCTGCGACGTTCTGCAGTAATTGCTCCGCTCAAGCGATTAGCGATGGACGGTCGACCGGCGCTGATGATCTCGAGCAAGGCAAAGATGCTGCGCAAGGGTGCCGCTGGGGGGTTCTGCTATCGCAAGCTGAACGTCAGCGGTGATGCTCGGTATGGGGAGACGCCGGACAAGAATTTTTACAGCCATGTTTGTGAGAGCCTTGAGTACGCCCTCCTGGGTGAAGGCGAAGGGATCGCGACGTTGCACTACGCCGGAGCGCACATCGGCGAACGGCAATTTAAGGCGGATATGTAATGCTAAAACTGAGAGAATGGGAGCAGGATGCAGACAAAGCGATGCTTCGCGAGTCTGTAATTTCTTGTGGCTACCCGCGTGACATTTCGGACCAGGAGATGGTGGTTTCGTGTTGGTACACTTACGGGCCTGGCGTGTTCTGGATGCACGTTGAGGACGGATACGAGGAGGAACTTGCAGTGCATTGCTGCCTAACTGAAAGCGAGCGCGGCAAGCCCTTTGCGCGCGACTGGCTGGCTGCACTCAAGTTGCTCGGTCAGTTAATGGGCTACGAGTGGCTGCGCGTGTGGTTGGATTTTCCTGACGTCCAAGAAAACGTCATTGCCAACTACCTTGTCCGGCTTGGGTTTACTTCTGACCACCGCGGCCTACGCTGCCGAACTTGGGGGTCATCTGATGGCAAAAGCACCGAAAGTCCCGAAAGCACCATTCCGTCCAGCGGATGACCGCGAGGCCGACGAGGCCCGCGAGCGCGAGCGTCAGCGACTGAAGCGTCGACAAGGCGCAGCCTCGACCCTGCTTTCAGAACAACCGCAAGCCACGGTTACAAACGGCGCACCCAGCGGAGCAAAGATGCTCGGCGGTGGCATGAGTGGTGGCATGAGCGGCGGCGGGTACGCATGACCTCCGGTGAGGATTGCATTCGCCGCTGGGAAACGATCAAAGGCGAGCGCGTTAACCACGATCGTACGTGGCAGCGCTTGCAGGAGATCGTCTGGCCGTTTGCCGGCGACTTTAATACGACGACGTCGCCAGGCTCACGTCGAACGGATCAGGTCTACGAATCAAGCGCCACGCTTGCTCTCGAGCGTTTTGCCGCGTTCATGGAATCTCTTCTAACGCCTCGGAATCAGACGTGGCACAGGCTCAGGTCGTCAATCCCTGAGCTGAATGAGAACCAGGCAGTCAAAGAATGGTTTGACGTCGCCAACCAGCGCCTATTCCAAGTGCGCAACGATCCAGCCGCTCGGTATTACTCTCAGAAGCATGAAGGCTACAAGGCGCTTGGCGCATTCGGCAACGACACGCTGTTCGTCGATGAGCGACCCGGCGGTGGCATTCGTTACAAGTACTGCCATCTGGGTCATACGTGGATTGAGCAGAACCACGAGGGCATTGTCGACACTGTCTACTACGCCTACGAATTGACCGCTCACCAGGCGGTGCAGAAGTGGGGAAAGAGCGCGCCAGCCTCTTCGCAGCGCGCGATGGAGTCTGACCCTCTACGCAAGAGCCAATACGTTCACGTCGTAAAGCCTCGGATGAATTACGACCCGCAGCGCGTAGACATCGAGGGCATGGCTTTCGAGTCTCTGGTCATCGAGGTTGAGGATTCGCACGTCGTCGAGCGCGGTGGCTATCACGAGCAGCCGTACCTGTTTTCCCGATACACAGTCAACCCGGCAGAGTTGTATGGTCGAGGCCCTGCGGAGTTGATTCTGCCTGACATTGAAATGCTTCAGGAGCAAGAAAAAACACTACAGCGTAGCGGTCACAAAGCCGCCGATCCTCCGTTGCTACTGCAGTCAGATGGACCGCTTGGCCGAGGCCAGAAGCGTGTAAGTCTAAAGCCAGGAGGTCTTACCTACGGTGGTCTGGACATGAATGGCCGCCCCGCAGTCGTTCCTTTGCAGACGGGCGCAAATTTGCCGATCACGCTTGAAATGATGGAGCAAAAGCGAGAGTCGGTGTCGGCATCGTTCCTGAACTCGCTGTTTCTTCAGATGTCGAACAACCGCGAGATGACTGCGACCGAAGTGATGGAGCGCGCAAAAGAGAAGGGTCAACTCCTGGCTCCTACAACGGGTCGCCAAGAGGCCGAGATGCTCGGCCCGCAGATCGATCGAGAGCGCGGAATCCTACAGCGCAACGGGATCCTGCCGACGCTGCCGCAGGAACTTATTGAAGCCCCTGATTTCGAGATCATTTACGACAACGAAGCGGCTCGGTTGCAACGATCCGAGGATGCTCTCGCGATTGAGCGAACGGCGGGGTGGGCACTTCAAGCTGCCGCAGCCGGCGCTGATCCTTCGTTGCTGGAAGTGCCAGACTGGCACGCAATGTTTCGAGAGATCGCTGAAATTAACGGCGTGAGCGCGCGACTACTGAAGGACAAGTCAGAAGTGAGTGCTGCAATCGCCGCCCAGGCGGAAAGATCGGAACAGCAGGAATCCCTCGCTATGGCGTCTCAGGGCGCAAGCGCAATGAAGGATTTGAAAGCTGCCGGCGTAACACCCGACCAGCTCGATGATGCAGCAAGAGCAAACACACCTAGCTGAGCGTCTGCTTGAACGAGTTCGCGCGGCCAGACGACTATTTCTGGCCCAAGACGGCAGACGTACGTCTGATGGCGCAGCGATCCTCGAAGACCTCGAGATGTTTTGCCACGCCAACGCTACAACCCACGTTTTTGACGAGCAGGGTCGCTCGGACCCGCTTGCCGCAGCCCAGTTGGAGGGACGCCGTCAAGTTTGGCTACGTCTCATCAGCTACGTCGAGATCGGCGACGAAGAACTTGCTTCCATCGCTGATCTCTGGAGAGACGAATGAGCGAAGAGATTCCTGCCCCCACGGTTGAGTCTGCGCCTGAGCCTGCCGACGCATCAAGCATGTTGGCATCACCTTCCGGCGAACCGGATGTAACGCCGCTCGAGCTTCATCCCGTGCCGAGTTGGGCAGAGCAGTTCTCGCCCGAATTGCGCGAGATGGTTGCCACCAAACAATACGGCGACCCAGAAAGCTTGGCCCAGGCTTACATGCACGCGAGCCAGAAACTGGGCAAAAACCCTGAGAGCCTGCTCGAGATTCCCAGCGATTGGTCGGATACGGAAGCTGCAGGGAAAGTCTGGGATCAACTAGGCAGACCCGCGAGCGCGTCCGATTACACGATTGAGTTCGGCGAGAGTGACCAGGCGCAGCAGATAGGAACGCGCCTTTCATCCAAAGCCTGGGAGTTGGGGCTGACTCAAGACCAATGGCAGGGCGTGGTTAGTGAGTTCACCGCAACCGGTGTCGAGATCAATGACACTATGGGCGAGCAAAAACAGCAGGAAGCTGGGCAGAAAAGCGCCGCCGAAATGGCCGAGGTTCGTCAGCTTTGGGGTGATAATTTTGACGCCAATCTGCAGCGCGGGCGTTCTGCCGTGCGCGCATTGGGCCTCGAGGACTCAGACATCCAAGCCATTGAGGCGCAACGAGGGACAAAGGGCGTTCTGGAGTGGGCGTACAACCTGTCCCGCGTAGTAGGTGAGCACGCCGTAGAGACTGGCGACAGTCAGCAGGCAGTCTTTCATGACGGAGAAAGCGCACTCGCTGAGTACAAGCGGATGTCCTCAGACCCTGCGGTAGTCAAAGCTCGAAACGCCGGAGACGAAACAGTCACTAGAAAGCTGGATCAATTGATCGACGTGATTTCAGGCGCTGGTTTGCGGATCAGTTGACGTTTCTGCAAGCCACGCCAAGTTATTCAGCAGTGAACAGGTGACACCCCACACCGGCAGGGGGGCGCGCTGACACCTCGACCTTTCTAGTCGAGCCAGCGCACCCGACGCCGTGGGCCACTGAATCGCGTTTTGATTCGGCCCCGCTTCAAAGCGGACACGCCAACCCAATGGCTTCTCACTTTGGAGGTGACCTACGTGTCCACCGAGATTACGACCACATTTCAGAATAAGTACAACGCAAATCTTCAGTTCCTCTCGCAGCAGATGGAGTCGCGCTTTCGCGCCACTGTCGAGATGGAAGACTGTCGCGGCTCCGAAGGTTCTCGCGTCGTCAACCAGCTTGGCACTGTGAACCCCGTCAAGCGAACGACTCGGCACGCGGATACTCCGCTGGTCGATACGCCGCACAATGCTCGCTGGGTTTACCCAGAGGACTACGAGATCGCGGATCTCATCGACAAGCAGGACGTGCTGCGCACGATTATCGAGCCCAGCTCAAAGTACGCACGCAATCATGCAATGGCGATGAACCGAGCAATCGACGACGAGATCATCGCCGCGTTTTTCTCTGATACGACCAAGACCGGAAAGACCGGCGCGACTACGACTGACTGGACCACCTACGGTTCAACGGTTGACGCGACTTCGGGCCTTACGGTTGATGCGCTTCGACAGGCTCGCGAGAAACTTCGCGCTGCCGAGGTCGACACCGAGAACGATCCGATGTTCGTGGCGATGACCGCCAAACAAGAGACGGACCTGCTGACCGAAACGCAGATCGTGTCCCTTGATTACAACGAGAAGCCTGTTCTGGTCGACGGAAAGATCACGTCGTTCATGGGCTTCAACTTCATCCACAGCGAGCGCCTGGCGCTTGATGCCGCGAACAAGCGGCGGTGCCCTGCTTGGGTTAAGTCGGGTATCTGCCTTGGTATCTGGAAGGACATCTCCGGCGAGATCAGCCAGCGAGATGATAAGTCTTACGCCACGCAGGTCTACGCCTCGACCACGATCGGCGCAACGCGCGTCGAAGAGGCCAAGGTCGTTGAGATCATGGTCACCGAGTAGTTCAAAGACAAGCGCCGCGGCGGTGTCGTCGCGGCGCTCCTTTGGCACCCCATAGGGTTGCGGAGTCGTAACCCAGGAGAACAAGAACATGGCAAGCTATTACGGCGATCATTTCGCAGATCAGAATGCAACCGATACGATCGGATCTCTTTCCGTTACGCCAGGGCACCGCGTCTCTGCGGGCGCGGGTCACGGACGCCTGCGGTACAAACGAATGTTCGCGAACGTGCCAGATCAAATGGCAGCAAACGACAAGATCATTCTGGGCAGCTTTCGTTCGGCTGACCGAATTATTGCGGTCAATGTCACGCATGATGACCTATCGGCTGGTGCGTCGACCTACGATCTTGGCGTCTGGAAGACGGGCACTTCGCACGATGGTGCTGCGGTTGATGCCGACGTGTTTGAAGATGGTGGAAGCGCTGCGGCGGCAGTAACACGAGCCGATCTATTCAGCGGCGCATCGCTGGTCAATCTGGACCGGGGCAAGACGTTGCACGCGCTGTGCGGCGTGACTGACGACCCGGCACTCCAGTACGACTTGGTGTTCGAGCTGAAGACTGGCCCGGCGGACATTGGCGGTTCCCTGCTGGTGGAAGTTGAGTACACCGCAGGCGACTGATCCTCAAACTTGAGGCCCCGGCTCGTTTGGGTCGGGGCCTTCGGAGGCCCACTATGGCCGTTCGTAAGATTGAAACCACCGGGCACGAGTCGGTAGATGCAGTTTCTAATGCCGAAACTGGCTCATTGACTGCTGGGCACATTGTCGGCGTTCTTTACGACGACGCGAAGGGCACGGCAGAACTTTCCGCTGCGCTCGAGCTTTGCCAGGCTCAACTACTTCAGCAGGAAGGCTAGTTGGCGTCTACCATTGACATAGTCAACGGCGGGCTCATGATGCTCGGCGAGACGCTCATCACATCCCTGGGCGACGCGACTCAGGAGGCGAGGCTTGCTTCGTCCGCCTGGGCTCGCGTTCGACCAGCCGTGATACGTTCGCACCCGTGGAACTCGACAACGACCCGAGCAAAGCTTGCGGCGCTGGCAACAACACCCGCATGGGGGTACGCATACGAGTACCAGCTCCCATACGACTGCCTTGCCGTGTTCGACATCGATACGGACGATTCCGAGCAATACTGGACTGTCGAAGGGCGGACGCTTCTTTGCGACATCAACGCTCCCTTGGGTGTGCTTTACGCCAAAGACGAAACGGATAGTGGTATCTTTGATCCGCTGCTCGTCGAAGCGCTTAGCTACTCGGTCGCCCTTGAACTTTGCGAAGCGATTACCCAATCCAACACCAAACGTGCGCAGATCCACAAGCTACTAGACGAAATGATGACGCGGGCAAAAATGGCTGACGGTCAAGAATCCTCTCCGCGTTCTTTCGACGAGGATGATTGGGTCTTAGCGCGATTGAGGCGATAGATGTCAAAAGCGAATCCGATCGTCGCTGCCTTTAATGCTGGACGCCTTGGGCCTCGCCTGCAGGCTCGCGTTGATCTAGTTAAGTACCAAGCTGGCTGCACCGAGATCGAGAACTTTGTTCCTACGGCCCAGGGGCCGGCGGTTAAGCGATCGGGTACGCGTCACGTCGTCGAAGCAAAGTACTCCGACAAAAATGCTCGACTTGTACAGTTTGAATACAGCCGGGAGCAGGCTTACGTGCTCGAGTTCGGACACGAGTATGTGCGGTTCTACCGGAACAACGGACCCGTACTCGAGGACGCGAAGAGCTTTAACGCGAACCCCACCGCTGCCAATCCTGTCGTCATCACATCCAACATTCACGGCTTTGCAAATGGCGACTTGGTCTACGTCACAGGCGCTGACCAGCGCGAGCTGAACGATCGCTACTTTACTGTCGCAGGCCAAACCACCGACACATTTGAGTTGACCGGAGAGAACGGAACTGGTCGGATTACGGGTTCCGCCGGCACAGTCTCGCGCGTCTATACGCTT